CAGCAGGGCCTATGGGACCTCAGTTGTTCGATCCTAATGTAGGGTTGAATATGGCTATGCAACAGCGTGGTCAGGACGTTACGTTCCAAGGTATGCAGGCTCAGGCTAAGGCAGCTGGGCAGGCAGGTGCTATGGAAGCAGCGGGTTCAGTTGCATCAGCAGCATTACCATTAATGTTTTGCTGGGTAGCCCGTGAGGTCTACGGAATTGAAAGCGGCAAGTGGATGCAGTTCCGTGAATGGATGCTTAATGATTCCCCAAGCTGGTTCCGTAAGCTGTACTTAAAGTACGGCGAACGCTTCGCTAAGTTCATCTCCAATAAACCTCGTATCAAATCAATCATCCGCAACTGGATGAATACAAAGATTAAATAGTTATGGCATTTCAAGCAGGTACACAAGTAGATCCCCGTCTAATGCAGGCGGATTACAGCGGCTTTGCAAACGCCGCTAGCATACGAGCGAACGCACTGTCTAACCTTGGTCAGCAGATTGGTGATGGCATTGAAAAGTATCAGAAGAACAAAGAGATTACTGCTGCTGGACTTGCTTCTCTCGAAGGTACTACTTCTGCGAATCCGGACCTATTATTGGCTTTTCAAAGCGATACTGGGGACGCTGGCAAGGCTTACAAGAAGATTGAGGGCGGGGACTACAACCGGAAGGACGTACTCATTGCCAATGGCTTCGCCTCTTCTTACGTGAATCAACAGAAAATAACACAAGCCAACCTAGAAGCAAATCGCCAGGACCCAACTGCTGGAATGCAAAACTACCAGTATCTGATTCAACAGGGAGTATCGCCAGACGAGGCTCGTGAACGGTCATTTGGAAAGAGTTCAACTAACATTAATGTTGGTGGCGAACCGGGAGTTGGTGATGCGATAATAAAGCAGACGTTCGGAAAAGATCAGCAATATTTCCTAGAAAAGGTCCAACCTGGCATTGATTCACTGCCGAACATTCAATTTATGGAGCAAATGCTGAATGTTGTGGGTGATGATGGAGAGGTAATTACCGGCAAGTTAGCCAAGCCAGAACTATTCCTAAAGTCCCTAGCAAAAGACCTAGGAGTTGGTGAGTTTTCGGATGTTGCTGCAACCCAAGCTTACTTAGCAACAGCTGGTCGCCAGGTGGGGCAGGTCATTAGACTATTCGGTAGCGGAACTGGTTTATCTGACGCTGACCGTGAGTACGCTGAAAAAATCGCCGCTGGATCCATTGCTATGGACAAGGACGCGCTCAAAAGGTTAGTCCGTATGGCTAGGACCGGAATCAAGGGTCAAGTTGAGAACTTCAATCGCCAGATGGAGAGAAGTTATTCCCCTGACATTGTAGATGAGGGTACGAGTAACTTTGCACTTGCTCGTCTAATGACTCCGACCGAGGGCTTATTTGACTACGAGACTTCAGTTTCCGGTATAGGTACATCAGGTGGAATTGATTCTACTGGTGGATCCCTCGGAAAACCAACAGTTACCGATGAAGCTGATGAAATTATAAAATCATTAGGACTTTAAAATATATGGCAACTAAAGAGCAACTAGCTGGTGGAATCGTACAACTAAAGAATAAGCTCGACGCGGCTCTTGAATCCGGGGATGCGAGTACCGCACAATCCCTTGAGTCAAATATCAGGACACTGGTGTCTGCTTATCAGCAAACGCCAGCCGAAGATGTTACTGCATCTCCTGAGACCGTAAAAAGTAGCGTTGATTCACAGGGTCAAGCTACTGAGCTTCTAAATGATGGTGCTTACAAGGTTGATCAACCCAACTTCGATACGGCAGGTGAGTTTGCTAGTGATAGTCTAACCTCTGGAGAAAGATTGGAGATAGAACGTCCGAGATTCTTAACACTCCTATCCGATGCTACTGAAATACCCGAAGAGCAGATTGACATTACATCCGGCTTGCCTGGATTAAAAAGATTGCGAATGGGTGCTCTACGTGATGAGTCCCAAGTATTCAATTACCTTGCTGATGAGTACGGTCAAGATGGCGGTGATGTAAGGCGTATAGCTGTCGATTCAGGCACTGAGTTCTTAGTTCAGCACCCAGTTAAGACAAATGGCCAGTACATACTAGCGGATGAATACGGCCCAAGTTTAAAAGACATATTAGACATATCTAGGGATGTTGTTGTTACTTCTGCCGAAGTCGGAGCAACCCTGTTTGGACCTGGCAAGACTTCCGTGATGTATTCTGCACTCAAGGCTGGACTGGGTACATCACTCGCTAACCTTGGTATAGATACCGCTATTGGTGATCCTAATGCTGACGAGGACACTTTCGGTCAAAATGTAGGAAATGCACTCACCGAGGGCGGTAAGGCAACCTTATTTGACCTTGGTATAGGTTTAGGGATAAAGGGGGCTGCACGATACCTAGGGGATGGACAACTCGGCATTAGCGAGCAGGCTGACAAGTTCCAAGAGTCCAGAAAAAATCTTGAGAAGAGATTTAATATGAAGTTCCCGGAAACATTTGCCACCAGAAGTGGAGCGTCAGAGGCACTGGAACAACAAGAAGAAATCATCTCCAAGTATCCAGATGGACTCCTAGCTGGTCTTGCGAAGAAGGCGGAGAGAGCACGTGACATTATTTACGATTTAAGTAAACAGCTCACCGAGCTTCCATCCAAGGATTTCGGCACATTGTATCGGTCATTCAGAAATAATCAGATTGAAAGAACCCAAAAGACAGTTCTCGAAATAGCTCAAAATGACAAGCAAATGGGTCAAGCTATAGATAGTGCAATCAATGACCGTATGGAGCGACTTGGTGCATCGGGTGCTACCTCGTCGAGTGAAACTGCCAGTATGATACGCAACGCCTTTGAGTCCTCTTCCAGGGCGGTAAAGGCTGAGTCAGATAATAGGTACGAGCAAGTCTTTGATCTAGCTGAAAAACTAGGAGTTACACTTAACCCCGGTGCTGTTAGTAGGGAGATTGAGAACGTAATTAACTCTTTGGACCTACCTAAGGATGTTCGAGGGGAAGTCCTGAATATATTTAAGCCAAAGGGACTGAATGAGGTCAGCCGTCAAGCCGGAGCACTTGGAAAGGAAACAACTGAGGAGCTTCCTACCATATATGGGCCAAGGGGTGAGATTGCCGCCGGAGGTCAGACATCAGAACCAGCGGTACAGAGATTATCACTGCGCCAGTTGGATACCTGGAGGAAGGAAGTTAGCGACGTTATTGGCCGTCAAATTAAGCAGGGCAAGGATACATCCGGACTAAAGGATGTGCAGGCTTCCATAGAAGGTATGATCGACAAGGCTATGGCCGAGGGTGGCGACGACCTAGTGCAAGCATCCAGAAACGCTAAGTTGTTCTTCACTGAGTCCGTAGTACCATTTAGAGCAAAAGGCGTAGCCGACATATCAAAGAGGGGTAAAAATCAGGAATACACAATGGGTTCTGCTGCTCTAGAAAACAAATTCTTTACTGGGTCAAGGGCTGTAGAAAATATTCAGGAGCTTAAACGTGTAATCGGTAGCAATGCTCCAGCACTCGCTAATATGCGAGCTGCGTATTTGAATAACCTGATGGATAAGGCTATGAGATATGACGGTAGCGTTGACTACTTAAAGTTAAGTCAAGTTGCCTACAATAAGGATATTGTCCGCGAATTATACGGAGCACAGGCGGTAAAGGGATTCGATGAATTAGATCGTCTAATGAAATTAAATAAGGGATCAGAGATCTCACAAGATTTAGTTGATTCAATGACAAAGGTAAAATCTCCGGCAGACATAGAAAAGATACTTGAGCTTGCTAGTGAGCAAATCAGAAAAAGGAATTTCCTAGAAAGAAACGCTCAAAAACTTATTGGAAAAATCAATAATGGTGAATTATCTATGGAGAACCCAGTTGATCTTATCTCGGCAGTCAGGAAACTTAAGGCAGGTGAGGTACGGGATTTCATTAACGCACTTCCCGAAACTGGTGGAATCCGACAATCATTCATCCAGGAGTACCTAAATGACTTGATGACGAATGCTGGCCGAGGAACTTCCACGAACCAAACTACTTCAAGACTTACCGGAGGAAGGGACATTTGGGATCACAAATTAATGTCCAGTATGCTTAGGGATAAGACTTCAAGGGCGAATTACGAAGCTGTTCTTGGTAAAAATACAGTGAGGGATATTGAGCACCTAAACACTGTCCTGAAGGGATACTCAAGGAAGAAGGCAGCTAAATCTAAATTGCTAGGAACACTACGTAGCAGTGCTGGGCGTGCGTCGGGCAAATCTGGTATAATTTCTTCAGCGGTTTATGGCTCCTTCGATTATGTAAGACTACGAGTACTCAGTGCTGCGTTTGCATCAGGACAAATTTCGAGGGCTTTGAGCAAGTCCAGTAGCGAAGACCAATTGTTCAGGACACTCCTCCCTACTATGCTTGCAACTAAAGGTGGGATTGAGGCACTAACCTACGAGGCCGATAAGGACCCAAGATTTCAGAAGTTCTTGAATGATTTCACTAGCAATAGCTTTGAATCAGCGGGAAAATTAATTGATAACAAAAAGTAACGAAAAGCCCCGTCCTCCACATAAAAAGGACGGGGCTACCGTAACGACGCAAGGAGTTAAATAGGAAAAACCGATCCCGCCGTGGATTACTCCTACGGCTTACCTTGCTTTAAGTGGGGTAAGGAATCCCACTGGCAAACATTATACACTACTGGTTCGCATATCAACGAGTACTACCTTTAGGTCACGCTTCTCATCCATTAGAACCTTGCGCTGCTGGGTCATACGATCAATTCGATATGACAGAAGCCTGGACTCCTGTCTAATCATATCAATCTGAGTCTGGATTCGTTCGATGTTTTCTTCGCTGTTTTGCATACCATTAACCTGCTTAGAATTATCCTTGCTGTCAACAAATAGTTCGGGAAAATTTAATCCTTCTAGTGGATAATTTAGCTCATTGAAACAATACGTATCACGGGCAACGGCGGCATCGTACTCTTCATCGAAGTAGCCAAGATGCTTAACTGTAAAAACTCCCTCCTTACGTACACCCACCTGCGCCCGAACCCGTTTGGTAGCGGATGCGACAGTTACTCCCCTGAACTTAGAGTTTCCACGGACTGATTGGTGTCCCCTTAGGTTCTCTGACCTTGTCACGTATCGAAGGTTTGATGGACAATTATTACTACGTTGCCCGTCAATGTGATCAACGTCATACGCTCTGGGTCTTGATCCAATAAATGCCTCAGCTATTAGTGCGTGAACATAGGTTTGTTTACCAGCCAAACTTATAGACCTGTATCCACTATGCTCGCCTCCCATTGTTCTTCCTTGGCTGCACTTGCCGTGACTATAGACGCTTCCGTCCGAGTAGCAGGTAACTTTGATTTCATTTACTGTTATATCTTTTGATTCTTCTGTAGCTATCATAGTTCTTTTGTGTTGATTATGTGTGCGCTGCGATTGTATAGGTAACCGGTACGCTTGGTTATTATCTGTACTGCTTCAAAGTCCGTAGTCCAAGGCATCTCACGAGCCTCGAACCGGAAGTCATAGTCATCCCGAATTAGCTTAGAGATATTCCACACGTAAAGCAGGTGCTGGTATCCGTTAACGTACAGGAAGTCCTTCTTCATTGACTCAGCTATTCCGATATTGGTATCAAGCTTTAACTGCTCTATGATCCAGGGATCGTATGCCTTGCGGCGTACCTTGATCTCAACTAGGTAGTCAATACTCTGGTAATCAAAAGGACTGAAATTGTCCTCTGCTTTGACCAGCTTATGCATCCCAGGAAAAGCTGTCATTATATGTTGTGCTACTTGTTCTTCTGTCATTATCCGAACCTCCCTGTGCAGTGATAGAATTTAAACTTACCTCCGATGTCGCGTTCACCTTCACGGTTCTTCGCAATCTCGTAGGTTAGATTGGTATAACCTCCACGGGCATCTTGACTCTTTGAAGAATCAACGTCCCCGTTTGATGGATACATAAGCAGAACAACGTCAGCATCATTCTCGATGTCCCCGGAATCCTTGAGGTCATACAGTTTGAGGCGACCATTCTTGGCTCCCTCTCTGTTTACCTGTGCTAGTAGGATGATGGCGATGTTAAGATCGATAGCCATCTGCTTAATTTTGTGAGAGATACTTGCGATACCCTCGGCCTTACCCATCTTAGAAGAGAAGGGTATTAGCTGTAAGTAATCAATGACCAGCAGCTTTACTCCTTGCTTCTGGACGAACTGCTTAGTCTGGCTGTACAAGTCATCGGCACTCTTGACTGAGTGCGATGTGTAAACTGGCATTGTCTTGAGTCCAGTAATAGTTTCGTGAACCCGACTGACCTGCTCTGGCCTAGCTACGTTGTCCTCCACGCTGCGAAGATTGACACCCGAGATAACCTGAGTAAGTCTCTTTGTGAGTTGCTTTTGTGGCATCTCCAGAGAGAAGATACCGCAAGCGTGACCATCCTTTGCGACTGCTTGGGATACAATGTAAAGGGCCAGTGCTGACTTACCACAGGAGGTAGGTGCTGCGACAGTCATTACCTCACCAGCAGCGATCCCTCGGTTACCCAGTTCGCTATCCAGATTATTGGTATGGGTCTTCACAACGTCAGCTACGTACTCCCCGGATTGCATCTTTGCGATGTCATCCATTAACTCATCCGCCGACGCTCCGATGCCTGACTTGTCCTGACTAAGTAAGGGACGCGAAGTGATCTCAGCTTCCAGTGAACTGCGAATCTCGTCATAGGTAAGAGCCTCAGTCTCCACGCTCTCAACGGCGATTCGACAGGACTTCATAATCTCACGTAGGCGTGACTTCTCCGCTACCACTTTGGCGTAGAACTTAGCTGTACTCTCAGTATATACTTCACCGTCAGCTAAGGACATAACGCCCGGTATGCCGCCAGCTTTGTCAAGACCGCCAACGGACTTCAGGTGCTCTGAGATGGATACGATGTCAATAGGGTGACTCAGTTGAGAAAGCTCACCTATAGCTTCGTACAGTAATCTAAATCTTAATACGTAAAAATCCTCGGCTTCTACTAGGGGACGAACCGTATCGTAAACGGACGAGTCCCCGGGGAATAAACAGGATGCAATTAGTTTTCTTTCAGCATCAACGCTATGTGGCTGATTGTGTATCAGTAGGTTTGTTTCGTTCATTTTCAAGTAATTCTACCAGAGAACGAAGGACTTGTCCAAGGGACTTGTGAGCCACGCGGTTTCCTTCCGGCAACTTATAACTGTCGATGGAGTTATAGATTGAGAGGGATACTTCTGCGGCTTCTTTTATTTTAGTCATTTCGCTACGGTTTATTTTATTATTGTTTTGAGTCATAAGAATTACTTGCCCCTCACGGATTCGTAAGGGGCAAGCATCTTACCACAAGGTCTTACTCCGACTCTGCTCTTTCGAGCATCCCTATGGCTATCAACGAGTAGCCAATTAGGTCGCGGAATATGTCCTTGGTTTGGTCGCCATCGGTGAATACCTTTAGCTGACCATCGTTACAGAAAGCCTTAGCTCTCTGGAATTTGTCCTGCATTCTTATGCAAACTCCAGTCAATGGCTGAACGCCGAACTCGGAGGAGCCGTCAAAGTTTGCGAAGGGGTTATCGCAGCTTTCGCCTCCTGTGTAATCCGAGCATTTGCCGGCGGTCATTTCCAAAATGGAACTTACCTCATCACGGCGGAATGTCTCCCACCAGATTTTATCGAACGAGGGCATTCTTAGAATGGAGTATTGTCATTGGTTGGCGCACTTGCAGCTTTCGGTCCTGTCGAACTCGTAGCTCCTGCGGCATCCACTGGATTCAATGCCAGTGATAGGAAGTTAGTGCCGCTCTTGGCCGTCTTCTTCCAGCCCTTGAGGTAGTACTCCTTACCCTCGACGTTAATCTTCCCGCTGTAGTCGGGGTGATTTGGTTTCTCTTTACGGTCATTGACAAAGAATGTACCGGAGTTTGTGTTATCGTATTCTGACATAGTTTTACTTTCGTTATTGGTTATTGGTTATTGGTTATGGGTGACATCATCATCCAGCTTTATTGCGGGAATCAACTGTCGGTTAAAATCCTGACTCTTGCTTTGTAGTTAGCTTAGGAAGGCTGTCGTGTTTGTTGGTGGCATCTGGGTCTTTGGTATCGTCGATAGCAAAGAGGCCGTTAAGAGCGTACTTACGTGCATAGGAGGAGGCAGAGCCAGTGATCTGGGCATCGTCCATTCCCTTCTTAGTAAGAGCCTCACGGGCAAAGCCAGTGGAACTAGCAAGTGGCAGTGGTCGGGGGTGGGAAGCTGCAGGCCATAGAGTTGCTGTTGCCTGGACGTAGACTCGTCCCTCCACTCCAACGATGTCATCGCTGATGATGAGTGACACCTCGTGCTTCTCTAGCAGGGGCTTAACCGCAGTGAGGATATCCTCGGCTGATCGGTATGAGTAATTGCCGAAGTTATTCTTCTGGCCCTTAGGAGCCTTAAGCTCCGACTGTATCTGTTGTAATATATTCATATGTTTTATGCGTAGTTAAATTTAATGCTAGGTACTTTATTGCCAATGTTGATGGTGGCTGTGCTACACGGATGCTCTAGCATTAACTGGAAAGCCTCTTCAATGCTACTTACTCGGCGGTATTCAGTTCCTTCGCCTTGCTCAATCTTAATTAGATAAGAGTATGGAAGGTCATCGGTCAAGGGTGCTACGTTGAATTTAACGTGCTGCTGTTCTAATTCTTCAAGTGTTTTATTTAGGTTACTCATATTTATTTTTGGTTAGTTTACGGAACAGCTCTTTACGCTGCTTTTGATTTTTACAGGAATCAACTTCGTCCAAGCTTGCTCCTAGGTCTTTCAACTCTGTTACTTGTTGAGATGCTGTCAAGCTATTTGCAAACTTTCTTGTAAGTTGTGTAAGTCCCACTGGATGAAGGACATCCATCTCCTCACGCTCAAGGTATGCGGCCATTGCTTCCAAAGTATTTGGCAAATCTTCCTTACGACCCTTGCACATCTTGAGAAAAAAGTTCTCAACCTTTCCGAGAAGGCTGTTAGCCTGTCGAGAGATTACACCTCGTACCATTCCAGTCTGGTGGTCGTGGTCCAGCACCCAGTCATTAGTCTTGGTGTCCAAGATGGGACAGGAGACTGGCTTGTTAGCCTGCCGGAACTCCTTGATTTGATTCTGTGATAGGTATGTCATAGTGAGTTAGTAGGCTCGCCATTGAGTGCAGCGATGGCCTGCTTGAGTTGATTGTTTTCCTCCTGTAGCCGGAGGTTCTCGCTCCGCAGGTAGATGAAGTCATCCCTTAGCTCCAGGATGATGCTGGTCAGTGGTGTTTCGTTTAGGTTTTCAGTCATAATGTATGTGTTGGTTTTAATGTGTGCGCCCTACTGGGCTGAGTTGGTGTGTGTTACTTGCCAATGTGGTTGCCATTGTGGTCGCCAAAGTGGTTGCCATTGTGGTTGCCATTGTGGTCGCCAAGGTGGACGCCAGTGTGGTCGCCCCAGTGGTCGCCTGTGTGGTTGCCTGTGTGGTCGCCCCAGTGGTTGCCGTAGTGGTCGCCAATAAAGTCAGCAGCAAGCGATGTCAGGATAAGTTCGCCGTCCTCGTCGAACTCAAAGGATGCGATTTTTAGGATGTCTTCTAGTGTTGGTGTTTTCATAATGTGTGTGCCCTACTGGGCTTTGTTGATTAGTGGTTCTGCTCCTTTATAGTCTTGAGAGGAATCCTCCGGCAATATAAGTCGCCGTTGGAAAGCTCACCCACGTAGGTGTCCACCAACG